GCGCCCAGTCTTGCTGCCCTGCGCTCGCCTACTTCCCGTTTAAATGTAGTCTCCGCCTCGCCGCGCCTAGTCTGAAACTTTGTCTCATCAAAGCCTGCCAGCTCTGGCATCTCTGGTGCTGTCGGCGCTGTGGGTGCTTTCTCAGTAAAGGTTGGAATCGCCTTCTTCTTCAAAGCAAACGATCCACCCTCTTTTTCCTCGACGTAACCTTCTGGGAGGCTTTTGTGGCTGCGCCATGTGCCGTCAATAACATAGCCCCACTCATAGGGGTCAGCAGACCCAGCTTTCTTTATGTTCTGGTAACGAAACGACCCAGGAATTTTTTGTGCCTCAAAAGGATTTTTCTCAATTTCTGCCAGCGACCCCTGGTAGTCGCCTATTCTTTTTTGGAAATCCTGTAGCTGGCGCTCATAGGCTGGCATCGCCTCCATTCTGTATTGCTCTGCCGCCAAGTTATATGGCTGCATTTGCTTCTCGCGCTCGGCCTGAAAGCCAGCAAATGACTGCTCATAGTCGCCCGTCAGCGCAGCAATATCTTTTTGGTATTGTTGTGCCAGGCGATCAATATCGGATGACCCGCGCCGCTGCATTGATCTCATCTGAGCTTTAGAGACGGCCATTATGAGAGCTCCATGCCGGGCGATAACTGAGCGCTAGTGATGCCAAGCTCTGGCGTTAAGCGCTCCTGTGAGAGCAGCGCACGGCGGCCACCACGGGTACGGGCTTTGAGCGCAGACGCTTCAGCTGCCGCAGCCTTTCTGCGCTCTTCGTCGGCGGCTGCCTGCACTTCCTTGGATTTCTGCTCCATCGACAGTCGGCTTTCCTGGTACTGCAGCTGCTGTGCCTCAAACTGCTGACGCGCCATCTGAGCCTGCTGCTCAAGTGACGCACCCTGCTTGGCATACTCAGCTGTCTGCCTAGCCAACTCATTTCGCATCGCCATCGAATCAGCCTGCTGCTGCGCCAACGCTTGAGACTGCTGCCTTTCCGCGTCTTTGCGAGCCTTTCTCGCTTCGTATCCCTGATACGCGGAGCCTCCGGCAACCGCCAAAGCCAGCCAAGGTATAGCCATGATTTCCCCCAATAAATACAATCAAAGTAATTCTATTGCATTTTCAATAGCTTGCAATGCTAAACATATAAGCATTATATAAATTAAGTAAAAATATCAAAATCCATCTTGGCCACTGTCATGCCTGGCGCTCTGCCGCCCAGCTGGTGGGTGCGGGTCATGCGGTTGTATTCGCCGCCACCCATCATCAGGTAGCCAAATGAATCACCAATGTGTGAGTGCTCGTTCTTGTTGGGTGAGTCTCTGAAGCGTTCTTGGCCGGCACCGACGGCCACCCGCTTGAAGTGGTAGCCACCGGCCAGGGATTTACGCAGCAGCTTGCAGGATCGGTTGATGATCAGCCCTGGCTTGCCATCGATTAAGCGCTGCATCGGTGCGGCGGCGGCCTCTCTGCGGGCTCTAAAGTCGTTGGACGCGGTAGGCTGGGCTCGCAGCCCCAAGGTGCGCAGGTGGTCGAAGGCTGTGACTTCATAGATGCCATCGCGCTGCATGCCTGCCGGGTCGCCCCAGACCAGCACCTGATGGTTTGGATAGCGGGCGTTGAGCTCGGCTAACAGCTGCATGCCGAAACGCTCCAGCCCCATGTCAAAGGTCACGATTTCGTGGTGGATTACCCAGCGTCCGTTCGGCAGTCGCTGGCCAATGGTGGCCGCCGGGGTGAGCCCGAAGTCGAGCCCTAGCTGGATTGGTACGTCGGGGGATATTTCGGTATCCCCTGACATGATGGAGTCGTCATATTCTGGCCAGACGGGCCTGCCTTCTTGGACGTAGGTGTATTGGCCGCCAGCGTAGCACTTGATCCAGTCCAAGTTCTTCCCCAGCAGCATTTGCTGGTAGTAGCCGCCGGGCAGGTTGTTGATATTCTCGGCTCGCTCGTTGACGCGCCACCACTTGCCGGCAGAAAAGATATGGTCGTTAGCCTCTGGGTTATCAGGCAGCTCGGCTGGGTCGACCTCAATGATGCCGCCTGGCTGCTTCCAGAACTTCCAGGCATACGCACCTGACATCTTTTCCTTCTCGGCCATCTTGTGCCACCAGTGGTCGTCGTCCATCGGGTTGGTGTCCATCCAGATGCCGTGCCAGGTAGCGCCGCCGTCCCTCTTTGTTGGGTACCGGCCCACCCGGTGGGTCAGGCCATCGATCACCGCCTTGGGCAGCTCGCGGGCTTCGTTGACCCAGGCACCCGTTAGCTCCAGAGACAGCAGCTTTCTTACGTCTTTAGGCTGGTCGAGCGCCAGAAACATGACCTCCATGTCGATACCGGCGGCCTCACCGCGAGCAGGCAGCCGGATATGGTGCGTGATCGGCGGGGTGTAGAGCATCGGCCCGAAGGTAGACTCGGGGAACAGGTCGAGCCAGGTCTTGATCGTCGTGGTTTTCAGCATTGGGTAGCTGTTTCGCACCACCGCAAAGCGCGTATACCGGATATTGTCAATCGGTGAAGGTTTCTGCTGGATCGCCTTCTTGAATATCTTGGCCGCACACCCGTAGCTCTTGCCCGACCCCACCGGCCCCATGATCCCCTGCACAAATGCGTTCGACTCGAAGAAATCGTAGATCACCGGGCTGTGGCTGAAGTCGAACCTCAGCCCCTCGCTCGATACCGTCTTGCTCGACTGCTCTTTTCCTTTTGACACGTTTCCTCCAGAGACTCATTATTCCGCGTTGGGCGCTACTACGTTGACATCAATCACGCTAGGCTTGTCATTCTCGTCAGGGTTGTCCAGCAATCCACTCGCTTTAGCCAGCAGACGCAGCACACCGATCTTGTCGTAGAGCTCGATCTCCAGCGTGTTGTTGCCGTCCTTGTCCACCCTGACCTGGATCTTCTTGATCGCCTGCAGCGCCTGCTCGGGGATGTCCCTGCTGGGCTTTACCTTCACGTTGCCAGCCTCGTCCCAGGTCATGATGTCCGTGATCTTGGTGTTAGCCATGCACAGCAAAGCGTAGGAGACAGCCTCCCGGTTTTGGATCAGGGTGTTCGAGCGCTCCAGCCGGCGTTGCAGCGTGCGAGTGCCACCAAAGTTGGTCAACCCACCCACCGGGATGTTAGAAGGGTATTTTTTAGCTGGCATCAGAAAGGTATATCCGCATCAGGGTTCGCTTCCGTAAACTTCATGGCCTGGCCCTGCGGCTGATAGCCATTGCCCTTGGCCTCACTGTGCGCAGTCATCCCAGATCTAGGCACCTTCACGTTACCAATCTTGATCTTGTAGTAAGGCTCACCCGCCCGAGTAGTAGCCGGCGTCACCTCAAGCCAGTGCAGCGTGCCATCAGGCAACAACACATCACCCTTGAAGTCAGCGTGCCAGTCCTCCTTCTTGTCCTTATTGGCAAAAGCGCTACCCTGACCAGGCTTCTTCTCGTACTTTGTTTCATATGACATTTTAATAACCTCCTAAAGTTACACCAAAAACCCACAGCTCAAAATAGTGGGGAAAAATTGTGGGGAAGCCCCGCCACGCTACGGCTGGGGGCGGGGGGAAAGGGGTGCCTTTCTGACAACCTACTTGCTAGCCCGACAACAGTATCGATCCCGCCAGCGCATAAGCTAGGTGGCGGCTCTCTGGGTACACGTCGACGACCCCCCCTGCCTTCCGAGCACACGTCACACACCACCCCTTGTCCAAAACCCATACGTTCGATTGCGATTTGGACAGATCGGATTAGAGCCTCTACAAGCCACGACCTGATGCTGCCCATGTCTGCCTATTGCCTGCACCCTGATCGCTGCTTGCAGGTGCCTTAGATCGCGTTTAAACGGCATTGCCTATACGCGTGCAGCATCCAGATGCAGCTGAATGATCGAATCCACCAGCATGCCAGCGTTCGGCACAGGCAGTCCCTCGGACGCATACAGGTTTAGCAACATTGTCACATCTGCATCTAGTTGTTCTTCTGTTAATTCAACTGTAGTTAACCTAAGTAGTTCCTCCTTAGTTAAACCTTTAATCTTATGTTTTTCTAAAACCTTTATATATAACTGTTCTTTCGTTATAACCGCGTTTATGTCAACCCTGTGGTTGTCAACACTGTCAACCTGGTGGTTGTCTACAGGGGGTTCTCCATTGTCAACCACTGGGTTGTCTACAGGAGCTTGCTTCCTTGACTTCTTGGCAGCTATTTCTGCTTTCATTCTGGCAACTGTGATGGTGTCTTGTTTGGGCATCTGATACTCCTTTGGTGGTTCGTTCATGGGTTTGATGACGCCTCGGATCATGTCTTTGATGCGACGTAATCCTTCTGGGTCGATGGTGTTGTTGATCTCGTCTTCCTGCTTCTGTCTCATGACGGGTGGCCTTGTGTCTTCGTGTCTTGATGTAATGGCGATGGCTGTCTCGGTGTCGATAGTCTCGTCAAAGATTACCCGAATGGTATCGTTCCTCTTGCCGTGGTAGCCGCGATGGATGACCTGTACATAGCCTGCAGCCTTGAGCTTGACTAGCTGCTTGCTGATGGCTTGCCGGGTAACTTGCAGGTCTGTAGCGAGCTGCTGTGTGCCTACCCAGGTGATGCCAGCTCTGTTGGTGTAGGTGCAGATCAACCCCAAAACCCTGATGGCAACATGTGACAGATCCTTGTCCTTGACGGCTCTGATCGGCATCACCGAGAACTTACGCTGGTCTGGCAGCGGCTCCTTCTCAACGATCTTGGGCTTCTTGGGCAAAGCAAACGGCACGATATTGTCCGGCATAGCACTCACTTTGGCTCGCCCTGGGCCAGCGCAGCAGTCAAGGCAAAGATAGCCTTGGTCGGGATAGTCAGCTCGTTAGCTGACCGGCTCTTGGCTAGGCAGATCTTCTGCCACTTAACCAGGGCGTCCAACGCCAGCTGCAGGGTTTGCTTACTGTCACTCTTTTCCTTTGGCGCAGTCCTGTACACCGGCTCCCAAAGCGGAGGGTTTTGCGGCATCTGGCTAAACATCATCCGGCCTTCGTCATCCTCGTATATCCAGCCTGCTGGCTCCGGCACAACACACTGCGGACACTTCCCGCCGATGCACTGGCTTCCTGTTTTGCAGGGTGGTTCAGGCTCCTTATAAATGCTGGCAGGGTCAATGCGATTGCCACCCATAGTGATGCCTGTGCCGTACACGATAGCGTCTTCAACAATACTAGGTTCAGGTGCGCTAAGTTGGGCGCGGAGGATTTCGATTTCGTCTGATGGGTCAAAAACAATGTCGCCTTGTGTTGCGGTATCCCACCCATCTAATTGTTCCAGCGCATCCAGCACCTGCTGCGCTTCCTCGCGGGTTAGTGTGATGGGCATAATTTTATGCACTCCATTCCTTCCCACTTGCACACAGGTTCTTCTTTGCACTGGATGACAAAACCTTCAATGTCACCATCGCCACCGCAAGACTGCACCTCGTAACCATAGTCACCAACTTGCACGATCATCGGCTTGTCAGGGTCGATCATGTCGCTCTTGTCTTTCCACTTGCTGTTCTGCCATTCATGCTCAACATCCATCATTGTTGCCATGACGAAGCGCATAGATTGTGATTTCAGAATCATTGCGGGTTCTCCTCATCTCCAAAGTCCATATCAACAGGGTGCGGGACATCGTCATGCACAATCACACCATCTTCTTCGGGCAGAAACCTGCCGCATACAACGCAGTAATAACCTTCCTCGCGGGTTAGTGTGATGGTCATGCCACCCTCCCTTGCAGCTTATTCACCAGACGCCGGATGTCGCCAGCCGTCGTCGTGCCGCGTGAGCTGTAGATGCTGTGCGTATTGCGCTGCAAACAGCACTGGCATACCCACCTGGCAGTGCGTCGGCACTTACGGAACTCCCCGCCCTCCTCTTCCCTGCTGACCTGGCAGCTTGTACAAAACCTCATAGCTTATGCCCCCTTGCGCGAATAGCTGAAGCCAGCACAGAGCCCTGGTCATCCCACGCTCCGCAGTATTGCTCAACCATCTTGGCGCAAGCCTCGCGCTCTGACTCTATTGTTTCCTGCTCCGCATAAAGCGGCTGCCAGGCTGGTCTATCCTGGTGCCGGGTGCTGGGCTGATCGGCGTAGCTCCACCGACCATTCTGAAATATCCTCCACACCGCCGGCTTCATATCAGACCCTTGATCAGCTTAATATCCCATCCGGTCAGATCATGGACGCGCAAAATGTACTCAGAGCTCGGCACCAAGTGTCCGTTTCTGATCTTTGATATTGCTGAATAATTAACACCGAGGAACCTGGCCAAATCAGCGTCAGTCTGTAACTTGTACTCACGCATAACGGTGTCTAGCAGCTTGTGTTCTTTGTTTGGAACTTTCATTTTTTGTATCTCCTAATCATTTCACTACGCAGCTTTGTTCTCTCCGCTGAACCGCGCTGCTGCTCGACGCCGTTCAGATAATCCAATTTAGTAATGCGTGGCTTCCTGGCCTTGTCTGGCAGCTTCATGGCCCAGCGCACCTCGCACTCATGCCGCCACTCTTCTGAGTAGCTGCAGACTGTCTGGCCATTTAAGATGACCGGCTCGGTGTACGGGTGCATGCGGCCACAGAGAGCACAGGGCGCGTCAGCCATGAAAGCGCCCGTGATAACGCCGGGTCGCCTTAACCGCAGAGATCCAGCCTAACCCGCTGGTCTTCCACATCCAAAAGCAGCGCAACAATCGCTTAGTCATGGCCATCAGAGCTTCCTTTTACGCAGTGCCTGGCACACCTCACGCTCCTTGGCGGTGATGTCAGGGTGAAAACTATCCATCTGGCAAATGCGATGCCACTGGGACTGGCTTTGCTTGTGCGGCATGATGAAGAAAACGAAAGCTAGGCCGGCCACAATGCCGCCAGCCCACACACCCGCGACGATATGCTCGCCGGTAGTCATTTGATCCTCCGCATCGCCTTAGCCTGCTCCAGCGCCTGCTCTCGCCTGATGCGGCGAAACCTCTTGGCTAGATCCGTGTCGCTGGCAGGTATGTACTTCCAGTCATCATTCCAAACGCACGCCGTCGGATCCTTCTCCTTTCGCTTGCGCTTGGCCGCTTCCTGTTGCTGCGGCAGTGCTAGTTTCAGTTTCTGCATCGATCACTCCCTCAAGTTGATCCCGCATCATCGGGATAAAGTTGTCAAGCAGAAGGCAAACCCGCCAGGGCTGCCCACTGCGCCTGTAAATCAATACTGGAACCTCTCCAGGCTCGGCGCAAGCCTCAACCTGGGTACTCCACTTGTCGATTTGCAAGGTTTCCTGGCGCTTAACCTCGACCCTAAAGTGCTGGATCGTGATGTCGTCAGCGCCATCACGCGACTGGCTGAGATTGCGCTTGACCACAAAACCCAGGTTGTCGGTCAATATCTTGGCCACCTCGCGCTCACCTGCAGCGCCCTTGTTGCGAGCTCCGCGACCGTTCATCCGGCACCCAGCAGCTTATTGAGCCGGTTCTCTGTCGAGCTGTACCTGGGCTTGAGAGACTCAATCACCAGCTCCTCAATGATGCTGGTGCGCGATCTGCGCTGATCCCTGGCCGCGGCATCCAGCAGATCCTTTGTCTCAACCCGAAAGCGCACAAGCAGCTGCTTGTATTCTTGTTCCATGACACCCCCTTAAAATATATCTGAAAGATAGCACAGCTTTTTCCTGTGTTGGTAGTGGTAAAAATACCACAGAGAAATATTGGCTTGGGCTGTTGACATATCGCCGTGATATATGCGAGGATCTGTCTACGGTCAATCAAGACCGCACCGCCACCGAGATACAGGAGCGTAAAATGTCCAAATATGTAGCTTACTTTCGCGTATCAACAGACCGCCAAGGCGCATCAGGTCTTGGCCTCGAAGCCCAGCACGCAGCCGTTGTGCAGTACACCGACGGCATCATCCACTCGTTTACCGAGATCGAATCAGGCAAGCACAATGACCGGCCACAGCTGGCCGCTGCCATCGCTATGTGCAAAGCCACAGGCGCAGCTCTGCTGATTGCCAAGATCGACCGGCTCTCACGCCAGGCTGCATTCCTGCTGACACTGCGCGACTCTGGTGTCCAGATCCTGGCCGCCGACATGCCGCATGCCGGCACGCTAGAGTTTGGCATCCGCGCTGTCGTCGCACAGCATGAGCGTGAAGAGATCAGCCGCCGTACTAAGGCAGCTCTGCAGGCAGCCAAGGCACGCGGCGTCAAGCTCGGCAGCCCTGACCCATCTGCCGGGTCGGCTGCCGGCATCGCCAGCATCCAGGCAAACGCAGATCAGTTTGCCCTGCGTGTCCAGCCTATCATCGCCGACATTGTGGCCAAAACCGGGTCGAAAAGCCTGCGCTCAATCGCAGCTGCACTGACAGCTCGCGGCGTGCAGACACCTCGCGGCGGCATCAAGTGGGGTGCCAGCCAAGTAGCTAACTTAATGCAAAGGAGCGCAGCATGAGCGACGACTTTTTCCTGGGGGCCATCACGGCCATGATCATCA